TACTTGAATGTTGGCCAAGCACTTGCTCTATTGAATACCAATACAGCTAAGTTCACAATGGGTGGTTCTTTGCTTCCTGCACAGGAAATCACTGATGGTTCTTCACAGTTCTTGTCTTTGACTGTAAAAGACTTCGCTTAATCTAAGTAAATAGAAAGCACAAGGGGTAGTACTCAATTGGGTGCTACCCCATTTTTATATCATAGGAGAAATATATGTTAACAGCAGAAGAAGTCATGGCTCAGGCCAAACAAAATACACCTCAAGAAGTGAAGCAGGATGAAATGCCTGTCCTTTTTGAAAACACCATGTCATTTGACATCAATGGTGAAGTAGTAACAATCCGCCCTTTCAGCTTTGGTGAATTACCAATTGTCATCTCCCTCTTAAAGGGTGTTGGGTCTCAATTTGCCTATTACCAACAGAAGGGTACCTTAAATACTGTTGAGGGAATGATGGATGTTATTGCAGCAGGTGGTGAGAATTTGATTCAAGCTTTAGCTTTGAATACAGGTAAGCCAAGGGAATTCTTCAACAAGATTTCACCAGAAGATGGTGTTAGAATCATGCAAGACTTCTTAATGATGAACATCAGTTTTTTTACTCAACGGGTGCTTCCAGTAATCAAGGGACTGAAGTAAGTGAAGACCATCCGTATTCTTTGATGTTGCTTACACTTGTAGGAAGAGGATTCTCCCTTACCGAAATCTACAAGTTGAGTGTTAGACAGGTAATGTTCTTGTCTAAAGTGAACAATAGGTTAAAAGAGATAGAGACAATTTCACAAATGCAGACTTTGATTGCTGCAAATGGAAGACAAATGGATGAGATGGGGTTCACTAACTTCACAAACAGACTTAGATATGGATAAGGATTAATATGAGCACTTTACAAGCAGTAGTAGAATTAGTTGATAAGATGAGTGGCCCCCTTGCCACTCTTACTAAGAATGTCTCTGATTTTGCCAAAGGTATAGCAGATGGTGCTAAGGAAGAACTTCTGCTTGCAAAGAATGGTGATGAGGCAGCCAAATCTCAAAACAACTTAAAGACATCCTTGATGGATGTTGGTAAAGCACTCCTTGGGTTGAAGATTGGTAAAGAGATAATGGATGCCTTTGGGCGTTCAATGAGTGCAGCAGATAAGTTAGATGACATGGCAGGCAAGACTGGCATTGCTTCTGACAAGTTGAAAGCATATGCTCATGCTGCTGAAATGAGTGATACATCCTTGGAGACAATGGTCCAAGGTATGAATAAACTTGGCCGAGCAATGGCCATGAGTGAAGAAGAGACTACTAAACAGGCAGCAGCATTCTCTGCACTTGGTATCTCAAATAAGAATGCTGATGGCTCTCTAAAATCTTCAGAAGAAACATTTGGTGCTATTGCTGACAAATTCAAGGACTTGAAAGATGGTCCAGAAAAAGCAGCACTTGCATTTGCAATGTTTGGACAAGCAGGTAAAGACCTTATCCCTATGCTCAACAGGGGTAGTGCAGGTATTGCTGAACTTAGAGCAGAAGCAGAACTTCTTGGTCAAATGGGACCAAATGCATTCAATGCTTTCACATCATCCTCTGGAGATATGTTTGATGGACTTCACAAAGTTCGTCAAATGTTTGAAGGACTAGTAGATGTCATCACTGCGGAAGTTGTTCCTGTATTCAATGTAGTCATCCAGTCATTCATTAATTCCTTCAAATCAGGTGGAATGGTTGCACAGATTTTTGATGCAATCAAAGTAATTGCTGTAGGAGCATTAGTTCCTGCAATGAAGGGTGTTATTGTAATCTTCCGTGGTTTTGCTGATGTATTAGATTTAGCAGGTAAATCACTAGGTGCACTAGGTGCTATTATTGCAGCAGTGGCAAGTGGGGATATTGAAGGTGCTAAGTCAATCTGGAAATCATACAAAGAAGATGTTGCTAAGACTGCACAAGAACATGTTACCTTTACTGACAAACTTTGGGATGCATCTAATGCAACTGATGTTGTTACTAAAGGGTTGAACAACATGGGTGATGCGCACCTTAAAAATGCACCAAAAATCAAGAAATTGGCTGGTGAAGTCAAGGAAGCAAAATCTGAACTTGAGGGGATGGTTGCTCAACTTAAGATTGCAAACTCTGCATTTGGTTTAGATGAGAGTGCTAAGCAGAAGGGTGATGCACAGAACAAATACGAAAAAGATTTGAAGAATGGTGTAGACCCAGCAAAAGCAAAAGCTTTACTAGATGAAGCAAATGCTCAAATTTTAATCAACAAGATTCTTAGAGATGGTAAGCAAGCTCAAGATGATTACACTAAAGCTCGCTCTACAGTAGCAGATGACCAACTCAAAGTAGACATCCTTGAAGTTGAAGCAAAGATGGTTGGTAAGTCTAAGACTGAAAGAGATGCAGCAGTGCAGGTTCTTATTGATGAGGCAGATGCTCGCAAGATTACCAATGGACTTACTGGTGATGCAAAGAAAATCATTGATGATGAAATCAAATCTCTTCAGGCAAGACGTGCTGCAGCAAAGGGAACTATTGCTGATGAAGAAAGATTGCAAGGTCTAACTGGTGGCACATTAGTTGAACAAACTAAGAAGGCGCAAGAAGACATTATGTATCTTGCACAAGCATATCAAGATGGTCGTATCAAGTCTGAAGAAGAATATGTGCAAGTAGTTCAACTTAGACTTTCTCAAATCAAGGATGCAAATAAGGTTGCAGCAGATTCCATCACTGTATTCTGGGAAGAAGCAGCAAAGGGAATGGAACAGTCAATGGCGTCCTTCTTCTTTGATGCAATGCAAGGTAAAATGACTGACCTTGGTGCATCATTCAAAACTCTTCTTGACAGAATGGTAGCAAATGCACTTGCAGCTAATCTTGGCAATGCACTATTAGGAGACAGCTTCACTAAGACAGGTGCTCTTGGTGGATGGGCAAAGACAGGACTTGATTGGTTAACTGGTCAATTCTCTGGTGCTCGTGCTACTGGTGGGGCAGTTGAAGCAGGTAAGATGTATATGGTTGGTGAAAAAGGGCCTGAACCTTTTATACCACAAACTTCTGGTATGATTTTGCCAAACTCTTCTTTGAAGAGATCAGTAAACTCTGGTGGCCAACCAATTCAAATCAACATCACTGCAATGGATTCACAAGATGTTAGAAGAGCACTTGAGAAAGATAACCGTTGGCTTGCAGACTTGGTTAACAAATCAAATCGTGCATATAACTTAGGAATGTAATATGGCTTATCAAAATATATCCTTCCCTGCTATGAAGTTGCTTCATGGCTTCACTCAAGAAGTAGAAGCACCTACAACTATTGTTACCAACTTTGCAAAGGAGTATCGGATTAATAGATACTCTGCTCCAAAGTTCAAGTTTGTCTTTGCAAGCAGAAATATGGCAACTGCTGATGTAGACATCTTGCTTGCATTCTTTGACACCGTTGGATGGCAGAGAGACTCATTCAACTTCACTAATCCAAATACAAGTGTAGTGTATAAAGTTAGATTGGACAATATCCCAAGTGCTCAAGTTGTTGCATTGAATTCAAACAACTCACCTAAGATATTCCAAGTATCAGATATTATCTTGAAGCAGGTGTTTAACGAATGAAAACAATCTCAGCAAATTTAAAGGCAGCAATTGATGCAGGTGAAGTGTGCACACTATTTGGAATAGTTGCAAACGATACCACATCACGCTACTTCACTGACCACAATGAAGAGTTAGTCATTGATGGTAAGACATACATCCCAAGTGCTGGTGTATCTAGACTGAAGATGAAAACAACTTCTAATGCAGAAGTCTCAAACCAAGAAGTGGCAGCGACAATCTTGGATATGCCTGATGATGAATTGAAATCTGGTAAATGGGACAATGCTAAAATTGATGTTAGTATTTGTTCATGGAGGTCTCCAACAGAAGGTAAAATGATTATCTTCAAGGGTACTATTGGCGTTATTCAATGGACTGATGAGGGCTTCCGTGCAGACATACAAAACTATCTTAGAGACCTTGGAAGAAACATTGGAAGTACAGTCACATCTACATGTAGACACCAGTTGTTTGGGCAAGGAGGACCTGGTCAAATCGGCAAGTGTGGTCTTAGCAGAGGCACGTACGTTTCTTCTGGAACAATTACATATGTCCTCACCCAGAAACTCAAATTTAAAACAAGTAATACTGGTAGACCAACAGGGTGGGGAACAACCGGGTTTGTTAAGTTCACATCTGGGAACAACAATGGACTTACCTATGAAGTAAAAATTCATGAAGTTCAAGATGCACCTATTGGTGAAAGTATTGAACTATTCCTTCCATGTATTGGAACATTTATTGTAGGAGACACTTATGAACTTACTGCAGGCTGTGACCATACGCTATCTATGTGTGCAACAAAGTTTGGAAATGTGGTTAACTTTGGTGGATTTCCTCACCTTCAAACAGATGTCAACGCTAATATCAAAGGTGGATAAGGATGAATAGAGCAGAAATTGTAATGGCTGCTTATTCTTGGGACAATACACCTTATCATCACCAAGCAGGTGTAAAAGGTGTTGGTGTAGATTGTGCTTACCTAATTGGCAAGGTTGCTGAAGAAGTAGGCGCAATCAAGAAGTTCTATGTAGAACCATATTCGGTTGAGTGGCATTGGCATTCTAAGGAAGAAGCGATGTGTAACATAGTGGAATCCTTTGGTGCAGTGCAGATACCTAAAGAACAGCGCCTACCAGGTGATATTCTGGCGTTCAAATATGGACGTGTATGTTCTCACTTAGGAATAATGGTTACCCCAAATCATTTCATTCACGCCCATATCAAGGTGGGTAAGGTTCTTGTAAATAGTCTATCGGGAGAGTTCTTAGATAGATTAGAGAGAGTTTACCGGTTTCCAAACTTAGAGGAATAATTATATGTCATATCAAACAGACAACATTGCAGTAGCTGCAGCACTTCGTTCACTAGGCCATTCTATTTCTGACATCACTGTAGATGGAAGACGGGCCACATTCATCTTCTCAGGTGATGTAAAAGAATTGGCCAATGAAATTCAAATTGGCTCTCAACTAGTGGATGCAATCTCAATTCACCAGGAACTTCGCAGACTATCAGGTTTGGCAAAGTCCATGTCTCAAAACAAGGATTAATAGATGGCAAACTTAATCATCCCAGCTGCAAGTGCAGGTATTGGTTACCTTATTGGAGGTAGTACTGGGGCACAAGTGGGATGGATGTTAGGCTCATCTTACTCTGCTTCACAACAGAAAATTGAACAGCCTGCTGCAGGTGATTTACGAATTCAAACTGCACAGTATGGTGTTAGTATTCCTTATGTAGTGGGTAAGCAGAGAGTAGCAGGCAATATTATCTGGGCTTCTGCTAAGAGAACTTATCAAGTATCTCAAAAGACTGGTAAGGGTGGTGGTCCAACTGTTGTCTCAACTGGATATAAGCAAGACATGGCAATCCTTCTTTGCAAGGGACCTATTGTTGGTGTCTCAAGAGTTTGGGCAAACAATGCTTTAATTGTTGATGGAAGAACAGAAGCAAAACCACTTGTAGGTGATTTGTATTTAGGCAGTGATTCACAAACACCTGATGTAACTATGGAAGGTGTACTTGGAACAGGAAATGTACCTGCATACAGAGGTCTTGCCTATATCGTATTAAAAGATTTTAACCTTGGAACTTCAGGAGCAGTACCTAACTTCTCTTTTGAAATTCTAGGGGCACAGGGGTTCTAAATGGCAAAAGGACTTGTACAAGAAGTATTCCAAGCAACTATAACTGGAACACCCACTCTAAATTCACCTACTTCCTTTGATGGGAAGAATGCTTGGTTCACTACAGGTACGAGTACTCACGTCATTCACATCATTGAGTTCTGGGGGCCATACTTAGAAGACAGTGGTGAAATGGAAAATGCAACTCACCCAAGATGGGCAGAGATTGCGGTTGACCAGATTACAATGAATGCAATGGGACCTAAAGTCCGTGAAATTCACACAATGACACCAGGCGCAAAGGTTGTTCAGTTTGTTAGAACTGAAGTAGGTGTAACAACTGCTATCTGTGAAGGAGACCTTCGTATTCGTTATAGTGAGATTACCTATGAGGAATTATCTCGCACAACAGTTACAAAGCCACTGGTAGAAGCACCACCAAGTATTTGGAGTTTGAGAAGTGGTAGTTGTATTTGGATGGTAAAGTCTACTGACCACAGAGGTTATCAAGAGACACCTTGGCACTATTTTACAGTGCTTGCTGCTGGTGAAGACCAGTGCGGCGCTGATACACAAGAACTTCAATGGTGGCATAGAGACACAGGTGCATTCTTAGGCACCGTTCAAATTCCTGGTAGAAAACAGCAATCACCAAGATACATTGCCTATCTTCAGGGAAAGATTTATGTATCAGCATTCAATGAAGGTGGACTATTTGTATTTGATGCAGAAACCGGAGTTTACCTAACAAAAATCAATATCAATAGAGATACTGCCGAAATGTTTGTGTATGGTAACTTTATCTATGTCTCTTCACGAAATGGTTTATTCACAAGAGTAGACCAGAACTGGGGTGTAACAGATATTGGTGGTACAGCAGTTCGTGCTTACTATGTAGACTTACTTGACCACACACCAGTTGCTATTAGTGATGCGGACTTCTGGGGTATCTCAAATGATGTGATTGGTAGAAATGATGCAGGTGCAACTGCTTGGGAAATGGATGCAACTGGTGCAAATGCAGTATATTTCAGAAAAGATACACGAGTTGGTAAGAAGTTTAATTTGTATGGCACTTACCAGAGTGTTGTCTTTATGCCTGAAAAGACATATCAGTATTGGACTGGTACATCAATGACAACAGTAACTGTACCTCCTCATCTTTTATTCTCTGCTGCAGGAGTAGTTAAGGCAGTAAGATTTCCAGGAATATACAAAGGCGAGACAGATAAATCATATGGTGGAGTTATGGCAATCTCAACTGGCCCACTAAGATATAAAGGCGACGCAATATGAGTTTTTGTACAGTAGCAACTGATTCTCCACAGACAGTTGAAAATGCCCCATCTCCTTCTAACTATGTTGCCCCAGTTGTATCTGTTGAGGCACCTCCCGTAGAACAAATTCCACCACATTCAGATGACACTTGCGGTGTCTATGTAGCACCTACACCAGACCCAAGTGAGGGTGGTTCTGCTATCCTAACTTTCATGGCAGCATCTGATAGAATTGTAATGGAAGCGGGTGATGTAATTACATTCAATGTTGGTACTGGTGTTAATACAGATAGTCAAGTTCCAGATTACGTTCAATCACAAGCACTTGATGGAACTATAACAAAACTCCCTGTTATTGAATTCAAAATTCTTGGTGATAACTCAAGTTCTATTCCTACAACACAAGGTGTTATCACTAAATCAACTTCTGTGGAAGGCGAATACACATTCACACCCGCAACTGGTTTTATTGGGCAAGTCAATAGTTGGACTTATACTGCAACTGATTTAGGAACAACTGGTGTTTCAGACAGTGATGGTTTAGTGTCTATTAGAGTTGTTGAAACTGGTGCTTTAGCAAATGTTCGTGGTCTATCTTGGCAAGGTGAATGGCAATC